GGTCTTGAACCTATCTTCTTACGTCAAGAATTCCTTTACCAAGGAAGCCGCCTTCGATTTTAAGAAATTCAACCAGCACACCCAGGTGGCGCAGCGCCTGATGGATGATATTATTGATTTAGAAATTGAATGTGTGGACAGAATTATCGCCAAGGTCAAGGCGGACCCCGAGCCTCCGGAAGCTAAACAGACCGAACAAAACCTATGGAAAAAGATCCGAGAAATGAACATCAGCGGTCGTCGTACAGGACTGGGTATTACAGCTTTAGGCGACACTTTAGCTATGTTAGGTATCAAGTATGGTTCTAAGGAATCCATCGAAGTAACTCGTAAGATTTATCGTGCTCTAGCTGTTGCTGCCCACACCTCTTCGTGCATTATGGCAAAGGAAAGAGGAGCCTTCCCTATTTTTGATTATCAGTTGGAAAAGGATCACGAGTACCTTGGTAGCATTTTTCAGGACTGCTCACCAGCCGTACGGAAGATGTGGAAGACATCAGGTCGTCGTAACATTGCTTTAACCACTACCGCTCCAACCGGATCGGTGTCTTCACAAACTCAAACTACATCCGGTATTGAACCAGTTTATTCTTTGTCTTACATGCGCCGCAAGAAGCATAACCCTTCTGATAAAAATGCACGTGTAGATTTTGTAGACGCCATGGGTGATTCCTGGCAAGAGTTTACTGTCTACCATCATGGTGTACAGAAGTGGATGGACGCTACCGGGGAGACGGATATTACTAAGTCCCCGTACCATGGTGCTACCTCTAACGACATCGACTGGGTAGCTTCAGTAGATCTACAAGCTGCGGCTCAAGAATCTATTGACCATAGCATTAGCAAGACTTGTAATCTTCCAGAAAATATCAGTAGAGATATTGTCTCTCAAGTTTACATGCGTGCTTGGGAAAAGGGTTGCAAGGGCTTTACTGTCTATCGTGATAAGTGCCGTGATGGTGTGCTCATTCAGAAGGATACGTCCAAGCCCAAGGCGGACGGTCGTCCAGGAGAGATTGAAGCTTCCATGGCACCCAAGCGTCCTATTGAATTACCTTGCGATATTAGGAAGGCAAAAATTCAAGGCGAACAATGGACTATCTTTGTGGGTTTGTTTAACGGTAAACCGTATGAAATCTTTGGTGGACTATCTAAATATGTAGATATTCCTAATAAATATAAGATGGGCAAAATTGTCAAGAACGGTAAGGTGGACGATATTACTACATACAACTTAGTTCTTGGTGAAGGTGATGATCAAATGATAATCAAAGACATTGCTAATGTTTTTGAGAATGGTAATTTTGGTGCGTTCACTAGAACTATCTCGCTGGCTATGAGACACGGTACTCCGGTTCAATATGTAGTAGAACAACTACAGAAGGACAAACACTCTGATATTACTTCTTTTTCTAAGGTGGTAGCACGTGTGTTAAAAAACTATATTGTGGATGGTACTAAATCTACAGCGGAAAGAAAGTGTCCATCTTGTAATAAAGAGAATTCCTTTGCTTATCAAGAAAAGTGTTTAACGTGTACTAATTGTGGATGGAGTAAATGCTAAGTATCAATAGACTAGCATTTGTTATGAGATGAAAGGCACAATACTTCTCAATCATTCTGATAATACCCACCTGGTGGAAGACGAGGAGAAAGCTCGATTCCTTCGTGGCTTGCTGGAACAAATGTTCGAGGAAGTTCCTGAAGTCATGACCAAAATTGCAGAAATTTGGTCAGAAGACGGCACCCTATCACCAGAGCAAAAAATAAAAATGAGACAATTTATGAACATCTATGGCATCCAAGTCATCGATGATCTGGATGGTCACATGAAAATATACTTGGATGGTCAAGTAGTGGGTGAATGGTTTAAGTGCAAATATAAACTGAAGCGAGATTTATCACAAATCGATCGTAGAAGACAGTTCTATTTGGAGATGGAAGTAAATTGTTGGAGCGTATTCGAATCCACTGAAGAGACACAAGAGACATAATGAACACAAAATACATTTTGGATACATCGACTTTGGTTTATGATCCATGTGCTTACAAGCAGTTCCCGGATAGTACTGTAATTTTACCCATCACTGTTCTGAATGAATTAGATAAGTTAAAGAAAGGTTCATCAGAAGCTGCTCGTAATGCTAGGGTAGCGATTAGATTGCTCGATGAAATTTGTGAGCGCGGCGATATTAGTACAGGTATCCTACTTGAAGATAACGTCATGTTGAAAGTAGATGTTAATTATATTGATCTTGGTGATATTGACTTTCGCACCTTCGGTGATCCCACTTACGGTGACACGCAAATTCTAGCCTGTGCTTATTCCAATTGGTTAAATGACCATGAAACAGTGTTGGTCAGCAATGATATTAACCTACGTGTCAAAGCTAAATCTCGCGGTATGGATGCCGAAGCTCACGAGGGCACCAGATTCTCGTTGACTGATTTGTACTCTGGTAGTCAAGTGATTCGCGATGAAGAGGCTGGTTTAGATTTGCAACAGCAAGGATTTATTGATCCTCGTTGCTATGGTCTTAAGCTTAACCCACACGAATGTGTTTTGTTTGAATCTGACAATGGTGACGGTATCGCCATAGGTCGTCAGGTGGCTCCTGATAAACTCAAAATAATCAAGAAACATTATCCGTGGAATATTGCTGCGCGTAACAAGGAACAATCTTTTGCTATCGATCTAATTATGGATCCTGCTGTAAACTTGGTGACCCTCATCGGTCGCGCCGGTACTGGTAAAAGCTTAATCGTTTTAGCCACGGCTCTTGAATTAGTCCTTAATAAGAGAGAATATGACAAATTCATTATCTATCGTCCAGTTCAACCTGTTGGGAACGATATCGGTTTCTTGCCCGGTACTATGGAAGAGAAGTTGGCTCCTTGGTTCCAGGCTATTATGGACAATTTCGAAATGCTTTTCCACTCAAAAAACGGTGGTGACTGGAGAAGAGAATTAGAAATGTATCAGAAGAAGGGTAGAATTGAAATGGAGGCTATTACCTACATTCGTGGTCGTAGCATTCCTAATGCTATTATTCTAATTGATGAGTGTCAAAACCTCAGTAAAGAAGATGTAAAAACTATCCTCACTCGTGCGGGTGAGAATACAAAAATCATCTTAACTGGTGATATAGAGCAAATTGACAATTCGGTGTTGGATGCTACCAGCAACGGACTGACCCATGTTATTGAGAAATTTAAAGACTCGGATATGGCTGGGCATATTACCTTTATCCAGGGTGAGCGTAGCAAGCTTGCCTCCCGAGCTGCCGAGATTTTGTAAGGAGTCCTGATGAGTAAAGAAAAGAAAGTTGTTCAAGCTGAAGCTACCCCTAGTGCTCCAGCACAAACCCCCGTTCCTCCGGCACCAGCTCTTGGTTCGGAAAGACTTTCCGAAGTGGATAAGTTGAGTTTGGATTTGGCTCGAACCAAGCGTCAAACCGCTTTAGCTGAAGCTAAAACCGCTCTAGCCAATAACGAAAATGCGGAACTAACTTATAAGTATTTGATACTACAATTATATATGAAGTATGGATTAACAGCGCAAGACGCAATTTCAGAAGCCGGTGATATCATTCGTGGGGGCGCTATTCCACAACCTCCTCACAAGGAATGATGATGGATTTGCAAGAACTATTAGATTTGATTGCTATTCGCAGCTATGTGGTCAATGCGGTCGCTAACCCTATTTTTGATAGAACAATTGTCAGAGACTTAGACGGTATTCTGATCCTTTTGGATAAGAAAATTGCCAGCATTCTAACTGGCAAGGACTTTAAAGAGTATATCGGTTACGCTAACGTCAGAAAAGCGATTGAAGACGTTGTTCGTGTCACCAACATCAAATCTGGTATTAAAAAATAATTTCTCGTAAAGGTAAGTTGCATGAGAACTGACAGAAAAAACCCTTTTGCTTCCAACATGCTTGTGTCTTTGAAAGACGATAAGTGGCTTAATTATCAACGTATAGCAGGACGCATTGCCTCTGATGCGTTAATTGCTTTGGAGCAAGAAGTCGAAAAAAGAACTCAACTGTCGTTAATTGATCTCAACGCTTATGCAGAAGAGATTATTACTAAGGCGGGCGGCATTCCCACTTTCAAAGGATATGGTAAACCGCCCTTTCCTGCCGGAGTTTGTATTTCTGTGGGAAAAAAGTTAGTACACGGCATTCCTACCGGTTATCGCTTGCAGGAAGGAGATGTTGTCAGTTTTGATTTAGGCGTTACTATTGAAGGCGCTATTGCGGATACGGCTATTACCTGTATTTATGGTCAGGCCAAATCGGAGCAACACGTTAAATTAGTGCGGGCTACAGAAGAGGCTTTAACACAAGGCATCCGAGCTATCCAAGTAGGTAAACGATTGGGATGTATTGGTGAAGCTATTTATAAATCTGCTAGAAATAGCAATTTCTCGGTCATTAATAACTATGGTGGACATGGTCTTTCATGGAATACTCCGCACGATAGTCCATTTGTGGCAAATAAGTCAACAAGTAGCGAGGGTATAAGAATACAAAATAATTTGACTCTTGCTATAGAGCCTATGCTGACAACCGGATCGGTTAAAACTTGGACAGACAAAGATGGTTGGACGGTATGGTGCGAGGCAGAAATGTCCTCGCATTTTGAACATACCATATACGTTCATGAAGATTGTGTAGAAATTATCACGGATAGGAGTAGGTTATGAAAAAATTGTTTGGTTATACTTGGGTAGGATGGTTGAACATCATCGTTTTGCAATGGTTATTCGTTCGACTTTACTATGCAGAGAGTGATAGTGGTAGCGTTGAAAATTATGGCATCATTTTTCCGATTGTTCCTTTGACCGGCTGGTGGAGTGATTATCTCCCGTTATCCAAGTACTGGAATATAAAATTATGAAGATTACTTTTGAGGACAAGAGTTACGTGGATTGCTATAAATCAGATTCTCCAGGTAAAATAGTGCTAGTTATTTCTGCTAAAGACGGTTCAGATCCGTTAAAAAAAATTACCAACGCAGTAGAATTAACTATTGACGAGTTCAAGAAGCTTATTTCCAATGTTCAGGTGTAAAATGAAAGTGTATTTTGTGGGAAGTCATTCGGTTGGTAAAACGACTTTGGCACGCCATGTTTCGGAAACTTACAATTTGCCCATGATTACCGAGGTGGCCCGTATGGTTCTATCGGAAAAAGAATTACACCTCGATTCACTTCGCCACGATATCAAATTAGTGAACGACTATCAGACACAAATTTTCTATCGACAACTTAAAGAAGAGGAAAAGGAAGAAAAATTTGTTTCCGATAGGAGTTTTGATTGTCTCGCTTATGCTGCCCAACATACCTATATTCTACCCGATCTACTATATTCTCCCGATTTAACTACCTATCTAGAAAAGCTCCGAGAGCCAGACACCTTTATCTTTTTCGTTCGACCCAGTAAAGCTACCCTCAGATCTGATGGCGTTAGGGAGCAAATTAGCTGGGACGGTATTATCGCTATCGATGCCTATATCAAGTTTATGCTCCAGATGTGGCAATTAAGGCATTTTCAAATTAATATGGACAATATGCAAGAGAGAGTACAAATGATTAATGCCGTCCTATCTTTAAAGAAGTAATGCTACTAATTTGATATTCTCTTGAGAATAACTCAAGAGGATACATGGGTAGCATTTTAGTTCCGGGATATTTGCGTTGGGACGGTTTCAAGTACGTGCTTGATCCAAACATAACGCATGCAATGTCTTTTAATAGCTCTTTCTATGTATATTTTGATGGTTTTAAGTTTATAAAGATTAGCGTATGATCATATACTAACATTTTTGCATAGTCTTTGACTCTATTTGTGTCGGAGATTTATGAGCAACTATCCTAATAGTATAGATGATTCTACTACATTGCCGCCTGCTTCGGGTGATGACGCCGTGTCAGTTAATGCTGCGATAGGTGCCATAGAAGCTATAGAAAATGAGTTAGGGCTAGTTCCGTCAGGAGTATATGCTGATGTCAGAACTCGATTAGATATTTTAGAAGCTCGTATCAATAACCCTTTTGCTCCCGCGCCCGACGTACTTAATCCTTTTTTTATAGGAAATACCGGCGTTACCGTCCAGGCGGGATTTGGAGATCCCAATCTTGCTTTGGCTATTCCACCTCCTAAGACTGGATCTTTATTTCTTCGCGAGGATGGCTATCAAAATGTCTATGTATTTAGACCAGATGGATATTGGCACGATATTGATTCCGCTAGTTTTGCTGCCCCCATCATAGTAACCACTAAAATAATCACTGGCAATTACGTATTCGATACCCCACTTCCTGACTATGTAATTTTTTGCAACGGCACCGCCCCAATCATCATTAACTTACCATCAGCAACAACGGGAAGACAAATTATTATTAAAGATATTTCGGGAAACGCCGCCGCTAATCCTATCACCCTATCCCCCGTAGCCGGTGCCACAATTGATGGAAGTTCTTCATTTGTCATACAGTCTAATAGAGCATCTCTAACGCTGACTGCCGCCAGTAATTCTAATTGGTACATCCTGTAATGTGATGGGTAATAAATGTGCATTTATTCTGTGAGGACTAGATGACACAACAGTATTATATGCGAGGTTACAACACTGCTGCTCCTGGGACGGTGGGATATGTGGACTGGGTAGTTAATGACGCCCCCGACTCCACCGCAGCATTTGTGCCTTCTCCTTATAATCCGTCACATATTTCTAATATCGTCGTCAACAGGGTTGTTACTTCCAAAGTTAATAATTTTTTTAACCCTACTATTTTACCTTCCTTCGTATCGCCCAATTATACTAACCCGGTCGATGGATATTTTTTACATCTAAACAGTTATGATTGGTTGAATCCAATTCCTCCCAATTTAACTCAAACATTACCTCCGCCATCTCAACCTATTGGTTTAGCGGTGGTGCGAGGCACCAGTGACGGCACCCATCTTAATCCATATTCTGCTTTATTTTGGAGCGAAGGATCTCAATCCTGGTCATTTGCTCAAATAAATGCTAACGGCACTATAGGCTCTTCTCAGACCATATCTATGGGATCCTTAATAATTGATGGTTATTTGGGTGTACAGCCGACCAATTCATCGCCAGCTATTTTTTCTTCCACTGGTTTGATTAGAATAGCTAATAATCAATCTGATGCAACTGGTAATACCGGAGCCATTAAATCTCGTAACCACACCAGTTCCGGTGATATTAGTATAGCTTTTACTGATAATGTCGATAACGTGGTCATAGGTGATGCTACTCATAATGTAATTATTGGTGGTACCGCTGCCAATACTATTGGTTTTCCCGCTACTAGCCTGACCACCGTAGCAGGTAATTTATTGGTGTTAGGCACTTCTACTACCGTAGAAAGTACTGTCATAGATATAGTAGGTCGAGTTATCCACGCCAATTGGAGCGTGGTCCCTAATGTGGCACCACCCACTCAAGTAGTGGGTTATACCGTTCACCGTGGGGCAGGTGCTACCAATCAAAATGATGGTGCCGCTATTATTTGGACCGAGGGCACACAAACGGTCACCGGCTCTGACGGTTATTGGAGATTCGTTACCTTACCGCAAGATAATGATGGATATACTATTACTTCTAGCCCCAATATCCTTAATATTATGGCAGCGGGTCTTTCTGTGGCAGCCACACCCAATCCGGTCAGTACTACTTTGCCAGCAGTGGGCGGTCTTAGAACACAAACTAATACAACTGCCGTTTCTGCCAGAAATGCTGCGGGCACCTCTGATCACCTATTATTGGGCACGGATAATGCCGATCACATCACCCTAGGGGCTACCTCCTCTCCTCATAATGCAGGATTTATTTTTAATACTACCACGGGCAGCATATACGATTTCTGGGTCAATTCAGCTTCTCAAGTACAAATTGGAGCTAATGCTATCACCTTTACCGGTACCGATACTTCGCCAACTTTATCACAAGCTTTAGTATCTACTGCCTCTGCCACCGGACAAACCCTTACTATTCAATCCCAAAATGCTACTGGCACCACCTCTATCGGTGGCAATCTCAATTTGACATCAGGAACCGGAACTTCTGTTGATGGATATGTTAATTTACAATTTGGTGGTACCACAGTCCTCACCGTATCATCAACTACCTTAGTCACTATGAGCGGCACTACTTTCCAGTTCACTTCAGGCGTGGTTGCCCCCACCATCAATCAAGCTACCACCGGTAGCGCTAGCGGACAAGCACTCACCCTACAAGCACAAAATGCTGCTACCACGGGTGGTGGTTTAACTCTTACTTCTGGTACCGGAAGCAGTTCTGCCAATGCAGGTATTGTTAATATTCAAACGGGCACAGCTACTAGAGTATCTGTTAATCCAACATTTACTTCATTTAGTGATACGACAGAAGCATTACGCGTTACTCCGGTATCTGCTGGTACTACACAAATTACTTATGCTGCGACCGTGACTGCCGCCTCTATCAATCAAACCACTACGGGTAGTGCCACCGGTGCCAATATGACATTACAGGCACAAAATGCCGCAACAACTGGTGGTAATACTGTCATTACTTCTGGTACGGGTACTACTGCTGGTAATGTGCAATTGCAAACTGGAACAGTAGATCGTATAATTGTACATCCAACCTTTACTGAATATCGAGATTCTGCTGAAGCCTATCGTGTTACTCCGGTGTCTGCCGGAACGACTACCCTACAAGCAGCCAGCACGGTCACTGCCGTCATCTATAAACAAGCTGACTTAACCACCAATAGTGGAGTCGGTGCCGCCACCACAGTGCAAGCACAAAATGAAACGGGCACCACCTCTACAGGCGGTAATTTAGTTCTTACTTCTGGTACTGGCACTTCCACTAACGGAACCGTTAATCTGCAGGTAGGTGGTGTGACTACTGCCTCGCTGGTAACTAACAAGTTTGTTACCAATAAGGGTCGTCGTCGAAATGTCACCCCAATTACAGCCAATTATCCTGTAGTAACTTCCGATGATATTATTGCAGTTGGAACCTTATCAGCAGGCATTACGGTCACCCTGCCCTCTTCCCCCACAACTGGCGACTCTTATGATATCAAAGATACAGTAGGGGGTGCTGCTACCAATAGTATCACAGTATCGGGTAATGGAAATAATATTGATGGAGCGGCTAATTTTACCATAAATACCAATTACGGTTCTGTAACCGTTGTATTCACGGGTACTGTCTGGAGTATTTTGTAATTCGGAAACAGCTGATATATAGTATTTCGGAGGTCAGAAATGACAAACGAAATACCTGAGCAAATATGGTCGTTGTATCGAATTATAAACAAAATCAACGGAAAAATCTATATCGGTCAAGCTGCCGAAGTATCCAAGCGCTGGTATGATCATCGCAGAGCAGTTAAACTAAATAAACCAACTCAAATCGTTCACCGTGCCATGATAAAATATGGTTTAGATAACTTTGAATTCGAAGTTATAGCGTCCTGTAAAACTCAAGAGGATGCTAATGAGACCGAAACAGAATTAGTTAGACAATACGATAGTTTTGTTAAAAATGGCAAAGGATATAATGCTACCTTTGGCGGTATGAATGCCCCAAAAACCGAAGAGTGGAAACAAATAATGCGAGATATTAAGGCAGATCCAATTTTCAAAAATAAAATGTCAACACTTTTAAAACAGTCTTGGAACGAAAGTCCAGAAAGAAAACAACAACTGTCAGAGCACAATAAAAATCTATGGCAAGACACAGAATACAGAAAAAATATGTTGTCCATCACTGAAAAAACTCAATTCAAAAGAGGCAGAATTGTTCCTGAAGAAATAAAAGAAGCTATTTCAAAAGCTAATTCAGGTAAAGTTGCATGGAATAAGAATATTAAAGGAATAATGAAACCAAACAAAACCTCTTTTAAGGTGGGTCAAAATATAGGGGAAAATAACGTAAACAGCAAGTTGAATTGGTCAATTGTGTCTAGTATTAGAAAAGATAGAAATGATGGTTTATCTTACAAACAACTCGCTGATAAATATCAGATAAGTAAATCTGTCATCGCTCAAGTTGTTACGTTTAGAACTTGGAAAGTTAAAAGCTAACTACCAATTATTAGGAATATACGTATGACTTACAAAGAACCCTCTGCCACCGGCTCAGAACCAGGACTAATTACTCTAACGAATGATTTAGGAGGTTCGGCTACCTCTCCGTCAGTAATTACTCTGACGGGATCTGCTGTTAATAAAATAGCAGGATATCCTGGAGCTACCACTACCCGAGGTGCTCTCTGGATGGGCAGCACTAACGTCGCCTCTCCCAGCAACGTCAACTTCACACTTTCCACCGATGCCAGCGCCAATACTTACTTGGGTGCCTTGGGTGCCAGTAACGGCAACTTCTTCTTCTACGCCGCACCGGGTGGCACACTAACCCAGTTGGCACTGTGGGGTGGTCAAAGTGGAGATAACCTGTTATTGGGGGCTCCAGCTACTGACCAACTTAATATCACGCCTGCTGGTTTGTCTATTACCACTCCAACAGCAGATACCGCCACCAACAATATCACACTGACACCACAAGCTCCTAACGGCAGCGCTACCTCGCATAAGACCCCCGGTAGCGTGGTGGTTAATGCTCCTCTACCTATCAGTGGTGGTGGAGAAGGTACTTTCCAATATCAAAGAAATGGACAACCATATTTTACCGTGCAAGGTTTGGTAGGTGGTCCCACTTCCTATGCCGGCATCTACCTGGGACCTAACCTAACGCCCAACACCAGCAATCATTGTTTAGTTTCTGATAATACCAACGTGTTCGTTAATTCACCTGGAGCCGGTGCTGTCCAACTACAGGTCAATGGTATTGTACAGGAGAACATTACCTCTTCTTCTATAGCAATCACTCCAGTTTCTTTAAGTTGGGTAACTGGAACCACTTCTCCTAAACTAGCTCAAGCCGACAACACTACCAGTTCGGCTACTGCCACCAATTTGACCGTCCAAGCTCAAAATGCTACTGGAACTACCTCCGTGGGTGGAAACTTAGTTCTTACTTCTGGTACTGGTACTTCCACCAATGGAACTGTTAATGTGCAAGCAGGAGGTAGTACCAAGTTAGCTGTTACACCAAGCCAAGTGCAAGTAACTGAACAATTTCTATTACAAAGCATTATTCTCAATGATGGTTACTCGGGAGCTACTACTACAGATGGTGGTACATACACCATTTATACGGAACCTGCCCAAGCTACTTCTACCAGCTATGATTATGTAGTGACTGTGGTGGGTCAAGAGGCTTCGGATGGGGATTTGTATCGTGCTGACTTTTCTTTTAACTACCAAAGAATTGCATCCGCTGGTCCTACGGTAGCCGGTGCTGCACCTACAGCGCTTAATGTTAGAACCACCGGAGATGGTAGCAGCTGGAGTGCAGCTATTTCTACTGCCGGAAATAGTGTGATAGTAAATGTAACAGGTCAAGTAGGTAATACGGTAAACTGGGTAGTAGCTTTTAATAGAATTACTTGCGCCTAAGGGATAAAATGGTTGGATTTAATGTAACAAAGGTACTACCCTCCAATTTTCAGCCCAACTGGTTGTCTGGATCTCCTAATGTTCTATGGGTACGTGGTGATAAGGGGGTTACTCTTAATTCTACTACCATTAGCGCGTGGGCCGATCAAAGCGGTAATGGTCATAATTTATCTCAAGGTACACCCAGTACACAACCCACTTTTGTTAGTTCCAGTATTAATAGTCGTCCAGCCGCACAATTTGTATCTGGTAGCCATCAAGTATTAACCAATAGTGGTGGCTGTCCGGGAGGAAATGCTGCGCACACAATTCTCGTTGCTGGTGCATTTACTGCTACCCCCGCCACTTTCCAAGGTTTGGTAGGCTATGGAGGATCGAACACCGGCTACGGATCTTCTACAGTGGGTCAAGAAGGAAAATATTGGTTTGGTGGTTCCAACAATGTAAGTCCGATGAGCAGTGGTAATGCTGATACTTCATCTCACGTTTTTACAAAGACTTTCGATGGATCTCATATTGACGGTTATATTGATGGCACTAGTGTGGCTACACTTAGCAGCGTCACTATGGCACTAAGTACCGGCATACAAGTGGGTGCCTATGCTGACCCCGCCAATACTTATTGCAGTGCTAACATCGCCGAAGTCATTATTTACAATCGCATATTAACTGCCGGGGAACAAACCCAGGTACAAAGATATCTAGGAAATAGATATGCTATTACTGTTCCGTAATTAAGGATTAAATCCAGGTAATACTTCGAACATTACATAAATATCTAGATTACCTTGAGTTAAAGCACTTAAATTAGCCACTGTAGATCTAAAAGTGGCGCTTAAAACCCACTGTTCGGTAGTAGTTGGGTTTCCGTC